TTTGGTGATTCTTTAAAACAAATGTCAAAAGCTGTTAAAGCTTTAAAACAATTATTAGGTACTGATGATGCTCGAAACGATCAAAGCATTCAGGCAATATCTAAAGATTTAAAAGACGTATTTAACCAATACAGAACTCATCTTAGAAAAAATTACCCAGATCAATATAATCAAATTAAAAGTACTTTAGAAGAAATTTCTATGACCGGAGGTGGTACTGCTGGTGCTACTTTTACCCCAGGTACAGGTGAACAATATGCTACCCCAAATGCTTTTAGTAAAGGTAAAAAAGGTAAATATGCTGGTGGGGGTGAGTATACTAAAAACTATGGTTATAAATTAGTCCCTAATAAAATCAAAGGTTCAGGGTTAGAAGTAAAACAACTATTTAAGGAAGTTAATATGTATAAGTATAAATTACCTGAAGCTACTGATCAACCTGAAAGTGTTAAACAATTCCATACTAAAAGAATGCAAGGGTTTGACCGAGTTGGTGATTTATTAGGCCAAATCCAACCTTTATTAGATGATGCCAAAAAAGAAACAGAAGAATATTATCAACAAAATCCTAAATCATATGCTGTTGTATACGGAACTGATTTAATTGTTGATTATTTAAATGATATTATAAGTATTTTAAAACCCGAAGAATGAAAACTTTACAAACCCAATACAATTTAATTAAAGAAGGTAAAGGCCACAAAGATGTTTTCCTTAAAGAAGCAAAACGTCTTTTCCCTAATGCTTTCCTTAATGGAGCTACCTTCACAGAAGCATCAGCTACTCTTAAAGACAGAGGAGTTATTACTGAACACTATGTTGATTTACAACCTGTAAACAATATGGAATCAACCCCTAAATTAAGTTGGGAAAATAAGTTTGCTTCATTCTTAGCTGAAGAAGAAGTTAAAGCTGAAGCTAAAAAAGTATCTAAAGAAGTTGAGGAAGATTTATCTCATGCTTATGATACTGAAGATAAAAAAAATCAAGATAATCTTATTTTTGACCAATTCCAAAAGGGAGTTGCTTTTGAAGTAAGACAAAACCCTGATAAGGATTTAGAAGCTATTAAAGAAATCGTAAGAAAAAATTTAGCTAAAGATCCTATCTATTATACTAATAATGCTGCTTTTGGTCTTAAAGATGTAGGTTATACTGATGAAGCTGTAGCATTAAAACCATCAAAATCAGATCAAATGGAAAAAGTAAAAATGAACGAAGGAAGAATCTCATTATTGACTCTTCTCAGTGAAACTGAGGACGCTAAAGAAAAAGAAGCACACTACAAAGGTGCTGAAAAAGACGACGCCGCCCACATTGCTGACTTAGAGCAAGATATGGAAGACGACAAAAAAGCAGATAAAAAAGTAAAAAAATCTGTTAAAAAAGAATCATTAGATTTTAAATTAGCTGAAATCGAAAAAGCAGGTAAAACAGTTACAATGGAAGCTCAAATTGAGGCTATTGAAAATGCTATCAATGAGAAAAACCAAAAAATTAATATGGTAGCTGAAGACGAAAGTTTATCTGAATTAGTAGATAAAAAGAAAATGAAAGAATTACAACGGGAAGTAAAACTTCTTGAAAAGAAAAAAACTACCGTTGAAAAAATGTATGAAAAACTATCTGGAAAAGCTTACCAGAAAAAAGAAATAGTAGATGAAATGGATGCTGCTTCTTGGGATGATAAAAATGGAGCTAGTATGAAAGTTGCTCCTGATGAATCTTTAAACGCCTAAATCGATGAGTAAACTACTAATTGAAACTCAACTATTTACCCCTACAGGTAAAATCCTTTCAGAAGGTAAACTTTCTGATCGTGGCAATCCTTTAGTTGAGGGTATTTTAGCTACTGCTGAAGTAAAAAACGGAAATGGTAGGTATTACTCTAAAGATTTATGGGATAGAGAAATTAACAAATATCAAACACTTGTTAAGGAAAATAGAGCAATGGGTGAATTAGATCACCCAGAGTCTTCTGTAATCAATTTAAAAAATGTATCTCACAACATTAAAGATATGTGGTGGGATAATGATAATGTTATGGGTAAAATTGAGATTTTACCTACTCCATCAGGAAACATTCTAAAAGCGCTTATAGAGAGTGGTATTACTGTTGGAGTATCTTCTAGAGGAATGGGTTCTCTACAACAAAGAGGTGAAATGTTAGAAGTACAAGATGACTTTGAATTGTTATGCTGGGACTTCGTTTCAACTCCATCTAACCCAGGTTCATATATGCATATGATTAAAGAAGGTTTAGATTTTTCATCACAGCAAAATTACAGTAAAGTAAATTCTATTTTAAGAGAAATTATCTGTGCTAACACTTGTGTGTGTAGCTTAGATTAAAGAAGCCTGCTACCTTAGGCATAAATGTACCCGTAAGCATACCATAAGAACTGCTTGCGGGTCTTTCTTTTCTTTTGCGACTTTAAAATATCTTCATATATGTATTATTGCAATGTGAGCAATATACCATCCCATATGGTATTCACTTAAATAATTCCAAATTACAGTTCCTAATAACTGTACTCCACAAACTAAATTTTGAGGTAATGAACAACAGAAAAATGCTTGAAGAAGCAATTGCTGATGCCAAAGCTGTTAAAGAGATGGCTATCGCAAACGCAAAAGCTGCTTTAGAAGAAGCCTTTAATCCCCAATTGAAATCAATGTTAGCTGATAAGCTAATGGAGATGGAAGATTTGGATGAAGAAGAAACTGAAGTAGAAGAGGCTTACAGCAAAGAGGAAGTTGAAGAACTTTCTAATCCTGTTATGCGTCACGGTCTTAAAGGTGACGATGCTCCAGAGCGCGAAACTGAAAAGATGCGTGAAGAAGAAGACATGGATGAAGAAATGGACTTAGATGAACTTTTAGCTGAACTCGAAAAAGATGAAGACTCTCTCAACGAAGATGCAAGAACGGATGCTGAAGAAGAAGGCTACAAAGACGGTATGGAAGATGAGAAAGAAGATGAGGAAGAAGACGAAGATGAAGAAATTAATCTTGAAGAAATGTCAGAAGACGATCTTAAATCTTTTATCGAAGACGTAATCGCTGATATGGTTAGCGCTGGTGAATTAGAAGCTGGTGAAGAAGTAGAAGATGATGACGAAGAAGTAGATGTTGATGTAGAAATTGAAGATGATGAAGAAGTAATGGCAGAAAATGCACGTACGGACGCTGAAGAAGAAGGCTACAAAGACGGAATGAAGGATGAGAAAGAAGATCTAGAAGAAATGAGAAAATCAGTTGAAGAGTTAAAAAACGAAATCAATGAGGTTAACTTATTAAACGCTAAACTTCTTTATGTAAACAAGATCTTTAGATCTAAAAATTTGACCGAAAGCCAAAAATCAAAAGTACTTGCTGCATTTGACAAAGCTGGGTCAGTAAATGAAGCTAAATTAGTATTTGAAACTATTTCTGAAAACTTAACAACAACTAAAAAGGAAATAGTTAAAGAAAACTTAAGTAGAGCTTCAAAAGCAGCTGGTGTTGCCCCTAAACAACCTATCATGGAAGTTGATTCCCAGGTTTCTAGATGGCAAAAATTAGCTGGTATTAAGTAATTAATAATTAAATTTTAAAAAAAACAAAAACAATGTCACAATTAAATTCTCTTTTAGAGTCTGCTGCTGGTTCTTGGAAGAACTTGCAGTCTGATGCTGCTAGATTGGCTAGTAAGTGGAATAAGACAGGTTTGTTAGAAGGTCTCGGTAGCGAGATTGAGAAAAACAATATGTCTATGATTCTTGAAAACCAAGCTAAGCAATTAGTAACTGAAACTTCACTTTCAGGTGGGGGTGTAGCTGGTGGTAGCTTCAATGCTGGTACTGGTGAGCAATGGGCTGGTGTAGCTCTTCCAATGGTACGTAAAGTATTTGGACAGATCGCAGCTCAAGAATTCGTATCAGTTCAGCCTATGAACTTACCTTCAGGACTTGTATTCTTCTTAGATTTCCAGTACGGAACTGCTAAAACTCCTTTCACCGCAGGTGGAGATGTTTATGGTTCAGGTTCAATGTACGGTTTGACAGAAGG